TTACAGTCTCAACATATTCTTATCGACATCTGCCGCTAAGGGGTCCCCCATTCTCTCACAAATCGCCAATAGTTTAGCTTTACGGGACTCGCCAGAAGATAGGGTTTTACCGTGCATTTCATACCATCGCTCAACTAATTCATTAAGCGTTACCGCACTAATGCCCAGCCCCGTATCTTGTTTATTCACCATCATGCGACGTTCGTATGAAAGTGCTTCGCCTTTAGTGGCAAACTGTTTGCGTATACGCTTGTTATCACGACCATAAGGGAAGCATTGGCAAAGCCATTTTCCTGACGGAAGTTTACTGACTGCCATTAATCCTGCACCCACTGCATCATAATCATTAACATCATGGCGGTTGATTTGACACTTTGATTAGTGAAAATTTCTTTATTTTGAATTGGATCTGATTCTGGAGCAAAAGCATCATCAAGTTGTTTTGCTAATTCACTCGCGTAAGGTTTAAAATCATCAACCGATTTTATTTTTCTATTTATCTCAGGTGCTAATAGCTTTTTGCTGTATATCCCGGCGATAAAGTCAGCACAAGTTGCAAGTTTGTTTTCCGGCGTGGCTGTTTGCCATGTAAGCGCATTGGCTTCATGCAGGGTTCCCCCCGCATACCAATTTTCAGCAAATGCGTTATTTGTGAATAAGGCAAAAATAAGAAACGTCAGTGACAGTACCTTTTTCATCGCTAGCCCTCGATAAGGTTAAGAAAATAATTAATTAAATATCACAATGTAAATAATTTGAGCGTGAGTTACTTACTAAATGTGACTATTAAAAGCGCAATTAAAAAACCTGAAGCAAATACGCCCCCTGAAAATATCGGGTAGTGGCGAAATGGTTTCTGCTCCCGATAAACAGCAAAAGTATTCTTGTCAAAATCAGTGACCAGTGGATCACCCAACCGTTCGCAGATAGCCTCTAACTTTACCTTTCGGGTTTTACCTGATGTTAAAGTCTGCCCGTGCATTTCATACCAACGACTAACTAAATTGCTGAGTTTCAATGTATTGCTCACAGAAACCTCAACAACCTGATCTTTCTGCATCATACGGCGCTCAAATGAGAGCGCCTCGCCTTTAGTAGCAAACTGCTTACGAAGCCGCTCACCACGCCGTCCATTGGGATAACACTCACAAATCCATTTGCCAGTAGTTAATTTACGAACAGCCACGTAGTTTTCCTCTTATGCCATCAGGCAACAACCAATTCCTGTTCAGGATTGGCATCTAGTTGAGCCTGTCTAGCGAGAGCAAGGCTTTCCCTGTATTCGTACGCATCAGCTTTTAATGTCCAATGGGTTTCAATATGCATATCATCAAGTAGCGATTTAATATCTGACAACGACACACTAAAGAACTCTTTGCGCTGATTAATTTTATTAAGCTGAGCCTGTTTGAATTTTCTATGAAGCGCATTTTCGAGGGTAGGTGCATCTTCACTATAAATCATGGCGTGAACATCAAACGAGAATGGTACGCTTGCATCACCGAGTTCTTTTACACGATCCATCGGTTCTAAACGTCTGGTCATACCGATTTTAAATACATCTTCACCAAAGGAACCAATATTACTAATTACATAGACATGGCCAGCTCGTGTTTGTTGAGCCATAGATATTGCACGTTGATTTTTTGCTTCTGCCTCTTCATATTTCTTCTGTAGCTCATCTAACTGCTGTTGTAACACAGCCCGCTGTTCATCATTTGCAGCTTGTAGATCCTTAGTTGCTTTTTCGATAGCCTGCACTATCATTTTTTCTTCTTTTTCAGCATCTTTAATAGCTTTTTCATATTCCTTACGGGCTTTTTCTTCTTCCCTTAACTGTTCTTTAATTCTTCTTTGTTCTTCTTTTTCTTCTATGAGAATTTCATTTACAGCGACTGCCCATCGAAGCTCATTTAATCTTGCCTGCAAAAAAGTATCTGTTATTTTTGCATCTCTGAATGCACCACCGTTAAAATTAACAAGCGAAAATGCATCTCTTATTTCTTGTGATAATTTGCCATAATTGTTATAGCGGACTTTTGCCATAACAGTATCAACCTTGCCATTAAAGGCATCTAGTATAAAATTGATTGCCGTATTACGTCTGTTTGGCTCAACATACTGGCAGCTTGCCGCTTTATCAGCGCGCATCAGCGTTCTGGTTAGTTCTCTCGCCTTTTTCAACTCATTGCCAGCATCTTTAAATGAATATTCTTCTGCTAATTCATCTAATATACTTCTATTAGGAATAATCCACTCATCTCCATAGCCTTTTATTTTATTTTTCATTGCATTTGCTACTGACTCATACTTTTCAGCAAACTCTTTAGCCTCATACGCCGAACCTGCTATTTCTTTAGCCCTTTCTTCCGCATTATTCATTAAGCTAACTGCATTATCATTTGCATTACGGATAATTTCCTCAGCTTTTGTATGGGCCTCATCTAACTTCTCTTTTGCTTTAAGGCGAGTTTCGCGAACTTCGCGAGTAATTGCTATAGCCTCTTCACGCGCATTGCCCAGAGTCATTTGAGCTTGTTTATCAGCATTTATTATCGTTATCTCTGAATGCCTGTTTGCTTCATTAATTATTTTTGAAGACTTGTTATGAGCATCATGAAGTAGTTTTTTAACTGTTTCATTCGCATCTGAAATTATTTTATCTGCAAATAATTCCGCATTGTAAATCTCGGTATACTTCCATAAAGGAGCTGTATTTTCCTCTAACTCTATATACTTGTTATGTGAGGATGTCAGTTCACTTTTAAGATTTTCGATCTCTAACTTTATCTTTTCTTCATCAATTCTCAGTTGCTTGAGTAATTTCTGTTTTTTTATTATCAAATAAAACAGATATGGACTAACCACCCCTAAAACAATAAGAACAATAAGTACGATTTCCATTAACTCAACCTCCCATATTACTAGTTATTGTTCGACTTCAATTGAGGCTTCGATTGCGCGAACGCATCGCCAACCGCCTGTATATTTAGCCTTGCCGAGTCATCCATTGCTCGGTAATTCTCTACTAGTTTCAGCTCTTCTGTAGAGATAGTATCTGGAGGGGTTCGTTTCCCCGTCAGTATATACATGACGTCTAAACCATACTGAGCATTCAACAATGCGAGTGTGGCAGCATCAGGTACGGTTTCCCCTCTCTCATATTTGCCCCAAGTTCTGGTTGAAACACCAAAATTTGTCGCCATAGCCTCTTGGCTTTCACCCGTTTTTTCCCTTTCTTCACGCAGTCGTGCGCCAATTAGGAATAATAATTCCTCTTTTTTGTTTGGCATGGGAACAATACTTCCTTAAATTGTGTTGTACAGGAACTTAGTGGATCACAATATACCATTATGAAACAAGTCAAACACGATCAACGCTCGCGATTACCGAAAGGAATTGCTTCAAAAAACCCGACCCATATGCGTTTGTCTGATGATGAGCGTGCAGAATTAGAAGCGCTCGCAGCAAAAGAAACTCGTTCAATTTCCAGTATGGCGCGTCTAGTTTACTTGCGTGGTATCACCGCTATTCAGGCTGATTGATAAGGGGGAATTATGGGTAATGTCACCATTAATATCACCGTGCCCACGGGTTATGTCTCTCTGAAAGAATATGCCGCAATGACTGGTATCCCTTTTGCGACCTGTCGGGGAATGGTGCGTGATGGTCGGATTATTATTCGCCCGAAAGTTAAAGCTGGTGACAAAGTTGAAGTTAATTTGGTTGCTATGTTGAAAGATGCCATAGCCAATAGTTAGGGGAAAATACAATGCACGCCTTAACCATTATTAGCCACCATTCATCTGCCTATCGTGGCTTTGTAATTACTCATCGGCCAAGAACTGCTATTAACCCCATTGCTCGCTATGAAGTATTCCTGGGTGAACAGTCTTTCGGTTTACTTGACGCTCAAGCACTCGCCACCGGCTTCATTGATCAGTTGTATATCGAACGTAAAACGGGAGCCGCAGCATGAAATCACCTTGCCTGCAGATAGCTAACGCCATACTGCGAACACACATGGCTGATATGGGAGAGTTAACCCGACGTGCGATAGAGGAAAATGGTGTTTTATCCCTTAAAGCTAATCTCCATGCTCGTGAAAAAAAAGCCATCACCAGCAGCACCCTTGCAGGCTTAAGTATGATTACCGCCATAGCGTGGCAATTGCGTGAAAACAAATTAGCCACTTTCCACCAACTGAATGCCGCAACACAGCAATTTCGGGAGTCAGGCGTCATACCTCAATTTTTCAATGAAGAGGTACAGACATGCCGGGGCAACTAATTGAATTGACCAGCGGAGCATTAGCCGTGCTGGCCGTGCTTATCTGGCTTGCGTTTCTGTCTGCCCGCGCCGTGATCCGCGATCACCGCCGTCGCACCAATATCAAACGCAAAGCGCGCCAACACTCTTAAGGAGAAAGGGATGAAACAAGCATATTTCACATTGATTAACGACCTGTTGCAGCAATACCACTTCAAGGCCGAAAACCTGCGCGCCGCTTCCGCTGTTGCCGACGAGGTGCGAATGTTTTCGCTAAATGATTACGCCTTTCGTCTAAGTGTCGGTCTGGAGGGTCTGTTAAGCACGGCGCAAGCATCCGGGGATCAGGACAGCGCTCAGGAATTAGAGCTGTTGGTGACTCAGTGTAATTCCGGGGGTATTTCAGAGCCGACACATTATTGAGTTAATTACTGTCATACCGAGAGGTGAATGATGGGGCAAATTAATACGGACGGTTCGCCGCTTTCAATGCAGGAATGGAATCAGAAAGTAGGTTTACGGCATTTAGACCGCATAAAGGAACTGTTTAAAAAGGATCCAGATGAAGAGTTTGAGCAGCGTTTGGAATCATTGAGCAAAGGTAAAACAAAAGGCATTATTTATTATGCGGCTGGGATAAAGAAAGACAGCCATGAAAGAAAATTCCGTGAGTTGGAATATCATGAAAGAAAAGCAGTACGTAAAGCGGCGTTGGATTTATGGGTTGATTTAAATTCAATCCCGAAAGACTTGTTATAAATAAATCGCATTTTAACGAGTGATTAAATAAGGCGTATTTACTGCGTCGGGCTTCCTATTATCTAAAATAAGGCCATACAACATGACAGAACAAAAAAACAACACTGCGCATATTACCATTTCATATTTGCGTGCTTTCATAAGTAGCAGTCCAGCTATCGCTTTATCAATGCTGACAAGAGAAAGAGCGCTTACCGATCTTGCGCAACTAGAAGGTATGTTAAATAGTCAATCGGCCTCTATTAGCGCACTGAAAGAGCAGGTAAAAATTGCGTCTGGCGCTGCAATGAAAGCATCGGGCTATTTAGATTCAATAATAGCAGCGATTGAAACGACAACACACGGTAAAAACTGCGCTGCCAATTACGCAGACGAGACTGCTTTCAATGTTATTTCAGCTATCCATAAAACTGAATCAGCCTATAGAGAAGCCTTGCGCACAGCGGAAGCATTCCAAAAGACAAGATTAAAAGTGGAACCTACCAGCGATCTATTCGATGCCCATTCATATGCATATTTTACCCATTACGCTCCCTCTCCTGGTATTTATGGACTTACCTCCCGTCGCTCAGGGAAGGCCACTTACGCGCAATATATGACAATTTCATCTGAAATCATTGATGAAGCTATCCGCGCCTCAAAAATACATCCCAAATGGCCGACTGATGTAGTTCACGCTGTCTCTATTCTCACCGAGGAATCAGGCGAGTTAATGAAAGCGGCTATTGAATACCATTATAACAATGGCGATATAGAAGCCGTCCGCGAGGAGGCTATCCAGACGGGTGCAATGGCTTTGCGTGTATTGATGAATATCGATAAATACAACCGTCCGTCTGACGAAAAATAAACACATATCCCTTTGGCGCATTGCGTTAGAGGGAGTTAATTTTTTAGGGGTGTGAAATGAAAAATAATAAATTAGCTAAAGCCATTGAAGCATTTATTGCCGCAGTGAAAAAAACTGGCTTTAAAATCTATCAGGCTTTATGCCGCTACGGCGCACATAATCGTGCTAACAGATGGTTGAAACGTAATTATCTTATTCTGGATACAGAAACAACGGGCCTTGGTAATGATGCTGAAATAATTGAAATCAGTATCATTGATTGTACTGGAAAGATATTACTGGATACGCTTGTTAAGCCATTAAAAGCCATTCCCGCAGAGGTAACCGCCATTCATGGAATTACTAATGAAATGGTGGCTGATGCACCAACGTGGCGAGATATTCATTATCAATTCATGACGCTGACGAATGACCGTACTCTGCTTATTTACAATGCACTATTTGACTCTCGTTTAATTTTTCAAACAGCGGCTGCTAATAATTGCCCGGTGCCAGAGAAAAAATATATTTTTGATGCCGAGTGCGTTATGGAAAGTTACGCCAAATATTACGGCCAGTGGGATCAGAAGCGAAATAAATTTAAATGGCAAAGACTGAGCAATGCAGCCGAACAACAGGGCGTTGCCATTGATGGTACGCCGCACCGTGCATTGGCCGATTGCAAAACAACGCTAGGTATTATCCGGGCTATGGCAGGGGTGAAATCATGAAACGCATTTTTTCCCCGCTGAAATGGGCCGGCTCCAAAGGCCGTATTATGCCAACCTTGCGCCAGCATCTACCCGCCGGAAAGCGGCTAGTCGAGCCGTTCGCCGGTTCTTGCTCCGTCATGCTGAATACTGACTATGACGAGTATCTCATTGCTGATATTAACGGCGATTTAATTAATTTCTATCAGCAATTACAGCGGGATTGCGAGAGCATCATTATTCTTGCAAAAGAGCTTTTCAAATTTGATAACAGTGAGGCGAATTATTATTTGAATCGTCAACATTTCAATGAACGCGAGTTAAGTGACGAGTACCGCGCCGCAATATTTTTATATTTAAACCGTCATTGTCATGGTGGTATTTGCCGTTATAACCAAAAGGGTGAATTCAACGTTCCCTACGGAAGATATAAAGCGCCCTATTTCCCCGAAGCTGAGATCCGTTATTTCGCTGAGAAATCCCAAAAGGCCACGTTTGTATGCTGTGACTTTTTCGAAGCGCTAACCATGACTATGCCGGGCGACGTGGTTTATTGCGATCCCCCTTACATTCCAACATCCGCTACCGCAGATTTCACCAGTTACCACACAGGCGGTTTTAGTTCTAATGAGCAATTTTGGTTATCGGAAATACTCACGATCATAGCGGATCAAGGTTGCCACGTTATTGCATCGAACAGCGATACCCCACACGGCCGCTATCTTTACGAAAGTTTTGATATTCACAGCATTACCGCCCCCCGCTCTGCCAGTTGCAAAGCTGATGGCCGTAAGGCGGTAGGTGAAATTATTGCAACCTTGAGGGCTGCAATATGACCAAGGGTGCTTCGACGGCGGAAGCGTTCATAAGGGCGTACTTAGCCACGCCACTGTGGATAGGTATTGATCTGGCTGGTATTGCTGAATGACCACGCATGCTCGTGGCCGCATCACCCCAACTCCACCGCTGCCTTATCCGAGCAGCGGTGATGTTTCTATTGAATGGGATCATCCGTGGAATGCCCCGCGCCCCGCGATTGGTGGCCACCAATCTTTAGCGCCGGTCGTAGTGGTAGCAAAACCAAAATCTCACCCGCTGGTTATCCGTTACGTAAAACGCCTGAATGCGCTGGGCTATACCGAACTACGGGAGCCTAACCTCACATTGCTTAAGATTCGTAAGGAGCGCGCCGCGCTTGAGCGCCAGATCTATTTGAGGGACAAGCAACAATGGGCGGATTCACCGCAAGGTGTAGAAGCCCGAATTGATCAGCAACCTATATTTATTAAGTCCCACTTTCAAAATAAAATTAGATGGTTACGTGAAAATCATGGTGATAAACATACCAATGCATTCTTAACCGGTACCGGCAAGAATGCATTGTTACGTCTGGATGCCGTGCGCCAATACCAAGGCGTTAGCCAGGGTCGTATTTCTGAGTTAATGGCCTATTTTCAGGGTATCTATAGTCACCTTGCCGAACTGAACAAGCGCCGGGTCAAGTCGCTGGCGAGTGAGGTAGCTGGCCGTATTAATGAAATGTTCTGCACTGAGGTATCAACACCCACCGAAGAAACCCGTATTTTATCTGATGCCGAGTTATTGACCATTTATCGCAATATTGCGCTTGAGGTGTGGTCTTTACGGGTCAGGCCGCCGCACTGGCGCGAGTTGGGGCCAAAGCCCAATCAACCAGATGAGCCAGTAGATCGCACGGTCTACTATTCCGCTATTGCCCGATCGATTAACCCCGATTGGTGGGAGCGTAAATTGTGGCGACTGCGTAATGATTGGCGAGAAAGCCAGTTACGCGCCGCTGGCTTGATCCACAAGCGTGCCGCACCCTATGTCAGTAAAGAGGCATTGGCCGACTGGATAGAGCAAAAACGCCGTAATCGCGAATTCTTCAAGCGGCATGAATTGATTGATGATGAGGGTAACACCGTTTCTTTAGAGGCAATGGTGGATGCCAGCATCAGCAATCCGACAATCCGCCGTCATGAGTTGATGGCGCGTATGCAAGGGATCGAACTGGTTGCACAGTCGCGTGGTGATGTTGGGGTGTTTTACACAATCACTTGCCCGTCTAAATACCACGCCAACAACCAAAGCGGCCACGCTAACCCAAAATGGAATCACAGCACGCCACCACAGGCGCAAGCCTATCTCACCAAGCTGTGGGCCAACATAGGATCCAAGCTGGGGCGAGAAAAACTGCGCATCTACGGCTTTCGTGTGGCTGAACCGCATCATGACGGTACACCGCACTGGCACTTGTTGTTATTCATGAAGCCGCAAGAACGCCACGCCATCACTGAGATTATGCGCGCCTATGCCGTTAAAACTGATCGCGCCGAATTAGGTAAGCGCACCAGCGCCCGGTTTACTGCTAAACGGCTGGATCCGAAGAAAGGCAGCGCCACCGCCTATATCGCTAAATACATCAGTAAAAATATTGACGGTTACGCGCTGGATGGCGAACTAGACCATGAAACCGGCAAGCCGCTGAAAGAGACGGCCCGCTTCGCTATGGCTTGGGCGTCACGCCACCGTATCCGACAATATCAGCCAATCGGCACACCACCGGTAACCGTCTGGCGGGAGCTGCGCAAGCTGAGCAATCAACTGGTCACTACGCTCAAGATTTCCGGCATCTATCAGCGCGGCAAGCCGTTATTGGTCGATCCGGCAATGGATGCCGTCACCGCCGCCGCAGATGCGGGCTGCTTTGCTACCTACATCATGAAGCAAGGCGGCGTGCTGATCCCACGTGAGGATTACACCGTGCGCATTGCCTATCAGGATAATGAACAGCCCAACGCCTACGGCGAAATCACCGAGAAGATTTTCGGCATCTATTCCCCGCTTTTGGGTGAGGCGTCGCGCATCTGTACTCGCCTAAAAACTTGGAAAATTGTCGCCCGCCAAAAGGTGAAGCCCGCCGTTGTCGTGGGGTTTGATGTTTTTCAGGACGGCCCCGCCGTCCCTTGGAGTTCTGTCAATAACTCTCCGGTAGAGCAAAAAACACGCGAACCGGATGAGGCCATAGACAGAACATTAGAAGAAAAAATAATCGATTTCACCGCGATCACCGATGCAGAACATCGGGCCTTGCTGCGCAGGATAAAAAGCGCGCCGGTACTAACGATTAAAACCAATTCATTGACGCCAGCCGAGGAATTATCACGCCAGGCATCAACCGAAAAAGCCGCCCAACGGCGAGAAAAAACCGCACGACTGACACCAGTGGCAACAAAAATCCGCGATTTTGCCGAGTCAATCGGGCTTTCCATTAGCGAACAACAAGCGCAATCACTGGCTTGCGGCGCAACATTGACCATCGGCGGTCAGAACTGGCGGGCAAGAGAGGATTGTTGTTTGTACCAGTGCCAACCAACCACCGCCCAACGGGCATTTAGCGTAATGAGCCGGGTGGCAAAATTGCGAGAGGGAGTAAACCGTGAAAGTCACCAACATTAATTACACCGACACCATTTGTATATTGTCAGCCGATGAGCAGCGAGTCGCTCAAATGCTTGGCGATGCATGGAATCAATATTTACAGCTTTCAATTGAGCATCCCTGTGAACGTGATGAGTTCTGCCGAGCTATTCACGATTGCCAGAGAATCATATTAGCCCGCCCGGCAATTCGCGGACTGGCGGAAAAAGGTCAGGGGTACAAAAAATGACAACAGCAAGTGAACGTAAACGCGCCCAGCGCCTGCGCGATAAAGAATTAGGTATCACCGAACTGACTTTACGTATAGATACCGCAGAAATGGCAATGCTTTTGGAGGGCTGCGAACAGCGCCGTATTGCTCGCGGGCCTTATGAGCGGGCCGAGTATTTGATCGGCTTGCTCCGCCAGGACAATAAATTGCTACACAAACAGCTTGCTGAGTTGAAGAAAGACAGTTGCAAGCGGTGCGGTGATACATTACCGGGTGATAGGGATGGTTGTTGTTTTCAAGGTGATACGGCATGTTGGCAGACGCAGGGATATAAGAAACTGATGTTGGATACCCTATAGCGCGGGTGCTGATAGTGCACCACGGCAATATTGCACAAGTCACTTAAATGAATATATATGCGTGAAATTGAATAAAATACACGCGCCCATCAATTTACTCTCAAAATCACCCCACACCAAAGCGCCTCCACGCCACGTAGAGAGGCGCTTTTTTCATTTCACCTACAATGATGTACTTTTTATATCGAAAGACTAGGGCTGCGCATGGCCGTTTTTGGGGGTGATTTTGAACCCATATGAGAATGGATGCGGGGGCCAACCGCACCCCGTTCCGCGCGCCCCCCCTCCCGCGCTTTGCAATGACTAGATACTCACTTTTCATGCAGTTAGAAAGAGGCTGAAAAGCCAGTATTGGCGCGGCTTAGATAATGATTAGGGAGTGAATAGAATTATGCGGATTGTTGCGGTATGAACTTGCAGAGTTATGGTGGTCAGTTTACTAAACAATTTGAGCAATTATCACTAATTTTCGCGGTGGCCGTTGCGGCTTGCTCTTTTAAAATCGTGACATGGCACAGAAACAAAATCAAGAGGGTTGTGACATGTCACAGAGAAATATTTCTTGCTGATGTGTCATCTACTTTTAAAGGTTTTTTTGAGTGAAGCTGTTTTTTACTGCTAAAACGCTAAACGTATAAATGCATAAGCCACCTCAAAAAGGTGGCCTATGCATACTCTAACTTTTCGTCTCTAAGGCTTATATTTTTCTATGAAAGATATTTTTATCTGTAAAGCGTTTGTTATCGAATCCCACACACTAGTGTCTGCTTTTTTCTTGATACCTAAAGTTTCATACTTTTTTTTTGGTATCAGCATGCCAGCACTAGGTGGCTTGCTGATTTTGGTTTGCTGAAAAAATGGTAGAATCTCATTTATCTCATCAAGTAATGCATCCATTTCTGGGGATTCGGTCATGCTTAGCGCTGATATCTCATTCAATCTTACGAGCATTGCTTCTTTGTTGGGCATAATGGTTTCTCTTTTTATTTGTAAGAGCCCATCATAGCATAGATTGAGATCGCTTTTAGCAATTAGTGCTACATCTTATCTTTTATGGTTTTTTTTATTGACTTCATCTATTCCTTTGAAAGCAACTCATACGCCTTGAACCTCACCACCTCATCCCCTACCCAGTCGTTAATTTCCATCAGCCGTTCCTGCAAGGGGGCCAGTTCGTTAATGGCAAATACCCGTGCGGCTTTTTCCACATCACCAAAACCGCCGGTGTTGTTGGGTAAAATACCCATCAATTGAGGTGGTACCCGCTGCATCGCAAGTTGGTCGTCGCGGGTGACATTCTTAATGCTGGCGAATTCATCTTTAGCCGCGACCTCGGCCAGTGGGATTACCTGTATCCCGTCTTTTTTACCCGCTGGGGCGTACATAAACAGATTGCGGAAATTGCCCGGCCCTTTGGACTCTTTCAGCGCCTTACGTAAGGCGTCGATATCCTCCTGTTTATGGGCGGCGTCGTTCATATACAGAATAAATCCAGCGTGACTGCCATTCAGATAATATTTACGGCGAAATAGCGTTGCGGCCTCATTAAGCCAAGTGGAGTTTAGCGAGGCGAGGTATTCAGGAACGCCGTAGATCTCCTGATTAATATCCGGGTCTAGCAGGTGAAAAACGCTATTGGCTTCAAACGGGTGTGGGTTGGCATAGGATGAGACATACCAATAGGTGTCCGCCTCCACGCCGCGGCGAGTATATTTGGCCGGGCTAGGCACTAGCTTCATCAATCCCCCCAACCGATTATAGCGGGCTTCTAAAAACGAGTTGGCGAATACCAAAAAATCCAGCGCATAACGGCTAAAATCCTGTTTCGAGAGTAATCGGTGCGGCTCAAACAGACTAACCAGTACATTGCGTTTCATATAGATTGGCGAGCTGTGATGCACCGCCGCACGAAATGACTTAGCCAGACCGTTGAATGACACCGGCGGCTCATACCAGCGATCCATCACGGCACATTCCAAATAATCCAGAATATCGCGCCGATCCATCATTGGGATCGGGTCGTCAAAAGTAAACGCCTCAGCCTGTGCGGCACTATTGCCCGCCATAGCTGTTGTCACCTTGGCCGAGCGGGTTTTCCTGTTGCGTTTACTCATCAATATATCTCCATCACACTGGTGTTATTGCTGTTAATGCCCTCAAGAGGCTCATGGAATAATGCGTGCATAATGGCCCATGCCACGTCGCCGTGACTGACGCCCTCAGATCTGCTAGTAACAAAAGTGGCGTTTCGCCCAGTGGCGGTCATGGTTTTGCGGATAGACATAAATGCGGTGGCGATATCAATGCAGCCCGCATCAAACTCCAGACGGCCGCCCTGAATGATATTTTTTGCCTTATAAATGAGGTCGGCTTTCATTTCCAGGCTGTAGTGAATGGCGTTCACTGCCGGGAAGAATTGCCGTACTAATTGCGTCACGGAACGGCCCAGACCGGTATCATCAATGCCGATATAAGTGACGTTATAGCGCTCAGTGATCTTTTTGATATTGCTGGCTTGATCGGCAAAATCCATCCCTTTCCACTGGTGGCGCTCCAATACCCTGAACTTACCGCCCGCCACCACTGGCGGTGCAATGACGGCGCAACCCGCACTGTCGCCGGTGCTGGCCGGGTCGTAGCCAATCCACACCGGCCTATCACCAAATGGGCGTAGCGCCAGCAATTTGACGTCTGTCCATTTTTCCCAGCTATCCACCATGCAGCGCTGCATTTCTGCAAGTTTGAACGTGGAAGCGTTATCGTCAATGAAGCCGCACATAAACAGGTTTTCAAAATCTTGATCGCTGTTTTCATTACGTAATTCATCAATATCAAACAGGTCGCAGCCACCTTTCAGTGCATCCTCAATAGTGACAATCTGGCGGTACTGCTTATCCTCACATAACCGGCCTCCGGCCAGCCGTGGGTAGCTGACATCAATTTCAATGCGTTTATCTTTGGCTTTACCTTTGTTAAACAGCGTGCCCGCCCAGAACGGATAAGCCTCATGTGAGGTGCTGGACGGAGTAGAAAAATAGGTAGAGCGGTATTTTTTCTGCGATGCCATGCCCGATGCGGCGCGGCGCAGTTTTTGAAAGCCGGGTATCCAAAAATATTCATCCAGATAGAGATTGCCGGGGCGGCCCTGTGCGGTGCTGGCATTGGTACCGAGAAAGTGCATTTCCGCGCCATTGGGTAAAATAATTACCTCACCGCGCAAATCAACATCCACCTGACGTGCAGCGGCGACAATATAGTTTTTAAACTGGTGCGCCTGCGCTTTGGAGGCGGAAACAAACATCTGGTTGCGGCCAGTGTCGAGGGCATCAAGCAGCGCTTCCCATGAGAAAAAGTAGGTTGCACCGACTTGACGGGATTTGAGTAGGTTGCGGATACGGTAATCAGGTGATAAACCGGCCTCATACCAGTTGCGCTGATAGTCGAACATGGATTCATTGAAAATATCTTTCAGCTTGGCAACCTGCGCCTCACTGAATACATTTTTCTGCGCTGCCTTACGTGTCCCGCTGTTGCGCTTCTCAATGTTAGGGTTGAGATCGGCCTCATTGCCGCCATCATTGTATTTACCGATCCGGGCGTGGCGTTCGGCTTGCCGGCCCAGCAAATCAATCTCTTTGTAGTCTTTGGCTTCCTTGGCTGATTTCATGACAAGTCGGCAATATTCCGCTGCCGTGGTCAGTTGCATCTGATCCAATGGCCCGTAAGCGTCCCACTTGTCGCGGCGCTTCCAACTGTGTACCGTGACGGCTTTCTCACCGATCATTTCCGCAATCCGGGCAATACGCAGCCCTTGCCAATACAGATACATGGCTTGACGGCGGGGATCTAAATCGGCATTGATAGAAACGCTTTCCATGTGAAATAGCCTGCTTTATTACTTAATTGCAGCAAGGCTACCTATCTGCACCTCCCCCATCCTGCATTACACCTTGTGCCAGCCATAGCACAAGAGCGCCTGATTGTTCCGTTGGTCGCCGGTCGCCAACATAGGTCACTACTGTATCGAATCAGACCGGAGCATCACGCATGACCGTAAAAGCAAAAAAATTCCGCATTGGCGTAGAGGGTGCCACCACTGATGGCCGCACCATCACCCGCGAATGGCTAACGCAAATGGCCGATAGCTACAACACCACGGTATACGGTGCCCGAATCAATATGGAGCACATCAAAGGCTATTCACCAGACAGCACCTTTAAACGCTATGGTGATGTGACGGGCCTGAGTGCCGAAGAAATCAAGGACGGGCCGTTATCGGGGAAAATGGCACTGTATGCCGAAATCAGCCCTACAGCCGATTTGGTAGAAATGGTGAAGGATCGCCAAAAGGTTTACACCTCAATGGAAGTAAATATTAAATTTGCCGACACCAACAGTGCCTATCTTGTTGGCCTTGCGGTCACTGATGATCCCGCCAGTCTGGGTACTGAAATGTTGAATTTCAGCGCCAGCGCCTCCGCTAATCCGCTGGCCTCCCGTAAGCAAGCCCCTGAGAACCTGTTTACCGCCGCAGAAGAAACGCTGATTGAATTCGAAACCGAGCAAGAACCTAAAACCAACCTGCTTACCACCATTAAAACCCTGTTTACCAAAAAGCAAACCGGTGATGATGCACGTTTTAACGATGTGCATCATGCGGTTGAATTAGTCGCGCAGCAGGTTGAGGGGAAATTGTCGGCTATCAGCACCTTGGAGCGGTCCTTTACGGAGCTTAAAACTGCCAATGATGCGACCAAACAGGAACTTGATGAGCTGAAAATCACGCTCAGCAAAACAGATCGCGACTTCTCTCAACGCGAAAAATCAACCGGCAATGACAGCGCCATTCTGACTGATTGCTAGGTCATTCCGCTTGCTACGTTAAGGAATTAATTTCACATGAAAAAAGCCACCCGATTTCAGTACAACCAGTTTTTGCAGCAGGTCGCCCGGCTGAACCATTTGGACAATAAAGACGACATTGCCGCGAAATTCACCGTTGAACCATCGATTGCGCAAAAACTGGAAACCAAACAGCAAGAAAGCAGCGCCTTTCTGTTAAAAATCAACATGTATCCAGTAGATGAAAAAGAGGGTGAAAAAGTTGGTTTAAGTATTGACCGCCCGATCGCCAGCACCACAGACACGTCACAGAAAGAGCGTGAAGCATCAGACCCTAGCGGTCTGGATGGGACAAAATACAACTGTACCCAGACTAACTTTGATACCGCGCTGCCTTATATCAAATTGGATATGTGGGCTAAATTCCCTGATTTTCAAACTCGCATCCGTGATGCCATTGTGAAACGCCAGGCACTGGATCGCATCATGATCGGCTTTAACGGTATCAAGCGGGTGAAAACCTCTGATCATACCGTTAATAAGCTATTGCAAGATGTCAACCGGGGCTGGCTGCAAAGCATTCGTGATGATGCGCCGGGCCAGATGATGGATAAGATTGTTGATGATAAAGGCGATGTTATCTCGCCTAAAATCCGCATCGGCAAAGGCGGGGATTTCCATAATCTGGATGCGCTGGTGATGGCGGCAACCGATGAACTGATCGAGCCGTGGTTCCAGGAAGATACCGAGCTTGTCGCGATTACCGGCCGCCAGTTACTGGCCGACAAATATTTTCCTATCGTCAACCAATCACAGCCGAACACAGAAGCACTGGCCGCTGACTTAATTATCAGTCAGAAGCGTATCGGTGGTCTGCCCGCAGTACGTGCGCCGTCTTTCCCGCCTGATGCCATTTTTATCACCCGGCTAGATAACCTGTCTATTTACTGGCAGGACGGCACCCGCAGGCGCTCAATCATCGACAACCCACGCCGTGACCGTATTGAAAACTTTGAATCGGTTAACGAGGCCTACGTGGTTGAAGATTTTGGCTGTGTGGCCCTGATTGAAAACATTGAGTTCGGTGATTTCTCCATTCCGGCTGAGGGCTAATTCATTATGAGCAACCCCGTTCGCCGCCATCGGCTCTTTGTCGCGGCTCAGCAATCCTCATCACTGAGTGAGGCGGCAAGCCTCAGCCATGCCAGCAACTACGAGCTGTTGTTGTTCAAACTGCAACAGGATATGGCCCAATTGAGCCTTATCGAGTCAATCAGCCGCAAGGCCGAGGTTAAGCAAGGCATGTTACCCACATACCAACCGTGGGTGGCCGGTGTGTTGGCAAAAGGCAGTGGCGAACAGGACGATATTCTGATGCGCATATTGATTTGGCATCTTGACGTTGGCGATATCCGCAACGCATTAGATATCGCGGAGTATGCCATCCAGCATGATTTGGTGACACCCGACAGCTTTAAGCGCACCACCGCGTGCCTGATTGCCGAGGAAGTCGCCGCCATTGCACGGCAAACCTTGACCGATGAAAAACCGCTGGATACCCCGCAGCTATTACGCGCCCAGCAAATGTTAACCGGTCAGGATATGCCGGATGTCGTCAGCGCCCGCCTGCATAAGTTTGTCGGCTATGCCCTGCGTCAGGACGGCGACAACGTTCTCGCACTGGCAAACCTGAAAACGGCCTTGCAGTTGGACGATAACAGCGGTGTGAAAACCGATATCAAGAATCTTGAGAAGCTGATTAAAGCGTCTTAGAGAAAATTCGATTAGGCGTGATTGTTGCAGGCAGTTTGGACGCGGACAGCGCGGAGCAACCGGAGCGTACACGCAGTACGTGAGGATTGCGAGCACTGCCCAAGTCCAAAATGGCAAATAAAATAGCCTAATCACCCAAACGCCCCGGCGAGGGCGGCACGCTGGCTAACCCAGAATATTTATTACTCTGGCAAAGCCACCGTCCACCGCCCGTTTTATTTTTGGAGTGTCGGCATGGAAATTGTCATTAACACCAATCAGACACCAGAAGCGTCAGCGGCTGAGGTACCGGTGGAAAACACAGTCATTAAAAATGACGGTTTCTGGCCTGATATCGACCTGAAACAGTACCGCGAAGAATCACGTCAGGACGGCACCATCACGCAGCCGCGTGTTATTGAAGCGGCATTGTTTGCCATCAATGAAGTGAATGATCGGTTGGCAACCTGGCGCTTAACCCAGCAAAAACAGGGTTATCTGTCAGCGGCTGAGGTACCGGTGGAAAAACTGAACGAGGAGAGCACTCGCATTCAGTTGTACCGCACCGCGGTGTTTTGCCTGATGCAAGCCCGTCTAACTGATCGTTTTCGCGGTTTTGATACCACCGGCACGGGCGGCAAGCGGGCCGATTCACTGGAACCCACTATTGATAATTTGCGCCGTGATGCTGCGTGGGCAATTAACGATATTCAGGCGATCAACCGCATGACGGTTGAGCTGATTTAATGCGCATTCTGGCTCAGCAGTACGACACCGTTGACGCCATGTGTTGGCGCTACTACGGCCGCACCGAGGGTGTAACTGAAAAAGTGTTGGCCGCCAATCCGGGTTTAGCCGATATCGGCCCGGTTTTACCGCACGGTTACCCGGTGGAAATGCCAGAAGTCGCCGCCGCCATCACTGCGCAAACCGTGCAACTTTGGGACTAACTACACAATCCCCATAGGGGGTAACGGATATGAAAATGCCAGACAAAGATCCGGGTTGGATGGGTGCATTACTGGCCTTTTACTCTGCCTACTCAACCGCGATAAACGGTTTTCTTATCGCTTTTATTGTGGCATTTCGCCGCGTGGTATGGGGCGGCGGTAAGTTACGTGAAGGGATTGGCGAGGGGGTCGTATGTGGGCTGGTCGGTGTCAATATCGGTCCGGTCATTTCTCCTGTGTTGATCCGCATGATTGATGCTATTCCCTGGCTAAACGGCGCATTAACCGAGGTCGCCGCCGGGAAAATAGAAATTTTTATCAGTTGTTTGATCGGTCTGATTGGCTTGCAGGCTATCCGCGAGCTGGTATTCAAAATCATCAATAAAAAGGCAGGAACCACTGATGTTAACCAATAAATTTATTCTCGGCAAAGCCAGCGAAAGTAATCTGATCGGCGTACATCCTGATTTGGTTAAAGTGGTGCGCCGCGCGCTGGAACTGACTCCGCTTGATTTTAAAGTGATTGAGGGCTGTCGCACGCTGGAACGCCAGCGCGAACTGGTCAAAGTCGGAGCCAGTCAAACCCTGAACAGCCGCCACTTAACCGGCCATGCGGTAGATATTGTGCCGCTGCCAGACGGTAAGATCAGTTGGGAGTGGAAATATTTTTATCCAATGGCTGACGCAATGAAACGGGCCGCCGCCGAGCTGAAGATCGCCGTGGAATGGGGCGGTAACTGGACCACCTTTAAAGACGGCCCACATTTTCAATTGCCCGCCCGTCAATATCCGAGCTGACACCATGCCACTCTTCAACACCGCTCCGCTCGCATGGGCGATTGCCGCCTTACTGCTTGCCGGTGGCGTACAGACTTACCGCTTGTCTGAGGCTCGGCAAGTGATGATTGACCAGCAAGCGGCCGAGGTGGCCAGCAAAAACGGCCAACTTATTGCGCTGGCACTGACCGCCAATGCCAATAATCAGGCACAGGCCCAATTGCGCCAACAGGTTGCCAGTACGGATCAGTTGTTGGCGCAACGTAATAGCCAAATCAAGAGATTATACCGTGAAAATGAAACCTTACGCCGCTGGGCTGATACTCCCCTGCCTGATGATATTATCCGGCTGCGTCAGCGCCCCGCCCTCACCGGGGCCGCAGATTACCGTCAATGGCTGTCCGAGAGTGGCGCAGTGCCAGTTTCCGGCAGCAGGGCCGCAAACTAACGGTGATTTAAACGACGATATTGATCGCCTTGAGGCCGCATTGCACGCTTGCGCGGCACAGGTCGATACCGTCTTTATTTGCCAGCAAGGGGCCGCTGATGCTAAAGCCTGATTCGCTGCGTACCGCCATTTTAAAGGCGGTGCCGTATATCAAGCAAAACCCAGACTGCTTACATGTCTTTATCGATAAAGGGGCGATTATTGCCACGCTGGCGCCGTCACTCTCTTTTGAGTATCAGTACACCTTAAATCTGGTGGTGACTGATTACGCCAGTGATATGGATCTGGTCATTGTCCCGGTCTTGCATTGGTTGCGCACTCATCAGCCAGATATTATGGCGAACCCCGACAAACGTCAGGACAGTTTTACTTTTGAAGTTGATTATCTGGATAACAAAGTGCGCGATATCAGCATTGATATCAAACTCACCGAACGGGTGATCGTTAAAGAGAAAAATGGCAAATTAAGCGTGACTCATCTTGGGGAACCGGTGCCACCAGAGCATTTTATCAACAGCTATCAAATTGATATTGAGGGTAAAACTGTCGCGGAGTGGGTAACGTGAATAACTTGCATGAGCTAGATCAGACCTTATCAACATTATTGGCACAATTGGCCCCACAGGCGCGCGGCGCGTTTATGCGTCAGGTCGCTAAAGAACTACGGCGACGCCAACAAAAGCACATTCAGGCGCAACAGAACCCGGATGGCTCACCCTTTGTTCCGCGTAAGAAAAAGCGCCGCGATAAGCAAGGCCGCATCAAACGCAAGATGTTTACCAAACTGCGCACCGCTCGTTATATCAAAAACGAATCCAACGCCGACGAGGCCGCTGTTGCGTTCAGCGGCAAGGTCAATAATATGGTTAGAGTCCATCATTACGGTTTGCGGGATAAAGTTACAAAGAACGGGCCAACAGTGAAATACGAACGCCGCCAGTTGTTAGGCTTTACTGACGGCGATAGTGAGTGGATTGGGGATCTGGCGTTGGAGTGGCTTGCTAACTAGCCATTAATCTGGCTTTTGCGGGAACAGATACAATATAAAATGGTAAACGCCAAAAATACCGATACAAGCTAATATGGCAATGTACCAACGATCAAAATAGAAAAATGACGCGACCATTAATATTAACGCAACTAACGCAATAGCATTAGCCACCATGTAAGAAAGATAATATAAAAAACCGACTATGATTTTTTTAACTGTTGAGCTGGTTGATGACATTATCTATAACCCTCCTGTAATCTTCATCTCGCCCCTGCTCTTGTATACTGCTCGCATCAACGTAGCCAGACACATGATCTTTGATTAAAAAATACAATATATCCAGATCACCCATAGAACGTAACCGCCAATACAACCTTGGGTTTTTCTCTCTCAACTCTCTGGAATCATAGGCTGAACGGTGAGCCAATGCACCGATAGTCAATATTGAATTAATTGCCGCACCACGAAGAATTCTCAAAGACGCTTTTAACTTAGGGTATCTCGCTATTGAACTATTCATCTGCGAAGTTAACAAATACATGAGCGTTGTTGTGGTAGCAAAACGCGCACCAGTTTTCGCATAGATACTATTTAACAACGCGTCTTTCTTATCCTCTGGAAGCCTCTCAATAAAATCTCTGGCAATAGCCTCTACCAAATTCACTATCGCACTGTCGATATCACCCTCTTTTATGAAGGTCGCTAGTCGATAATAATCATTAGCGTTTTCGCTTCTATGTTCGGTATCCAGAAATCCATATGCCAGATAATACATATCTTCCGGAACTGACATTATTCCAGATAATATACTGCCAGAAGTACTTTTAGGCTCAAAAGAGTCTATTATTTTGGTGGATATAGCATTAATCTCATTCATAAGATAATCCTTATAAAACGCGGTCATTCCAAATGCTATAACCTGATGTTCCAGCGACATGGTGCTGCCAGATAATACTTTCATAACGAACTGATACATGCTCTTCCGGTTGCATGCCGGCATGAGTCAATGAATGAGGATAATCTATATGGATATTAGTCAGTGCTGCATTAGTCAGTTTGATAGTGTAATACTTCTCCTGAGAACCCTCACTGTTCGTTCGATAAAAATCGAAAAGACACTCAAGGCTTTCATTTTCAGAGATAGAGATACCCAGCAAAGGCGATGATTTATCAATGGGTTTTCTAAAAACTATTGGATGATGATGGGAGTTTTGAGCACGAGATATCATATGTTGCAATGCATGAATGAAGATTTGATCCTGATGTGTTGATTGCGACTTATTGCCAATAGAATCTAATGAACCGCAGCCAGCGGATATTAAACCTTGTTTCGCACCTTGCAACGTTAAATAAATAGAGTTGGCCATTTTAAAAATCCTTTTAATAATTCAAATAGTGTAACCATTAGACATTACAGGATTTAATTATTATTTTCACCTGCCGAATTACATAATGCGCGATTGCTCACCCCTTTATTAGCCTTTTAGGCTGTAAATAAAGGTTATCACATTTATTGAATCCATTAATTTCTTGTGCCATCCCTCACACAAAACCCATCACATGCCGCGCGCGCCCGTAGGCGGCACACTGGCCGCATGAATATCCTTATTGCTGGCCTTAAACGCCTGTTGGCTAACATTATCCGTATTGGCATCGTCTCAGACGTCGATCTTGCTAACGGATTATGCCGGGTCAAAATGGGCAACCTGGAAACCGATTGGCTTAATTGGTTAACCCTGCGCGCCGGGCGGGTGCGTTTTTGGTCTGCGCCATCGCTGGGTAAGCAAGTCATGGTGATCAGTATCGGCGGTGTGCAGCGTGGTGGCGATTGGACTGAGGGGGTTAAATGACCAGCGATAAATATAGCGGCATGAACCGCAACAGCGGCTTGAACATCGACGATATTGATCATATTCGCCAGTCAATCAGTGACATTCTGGCCACACCACAAGGCACACGGGTGATGCGCCGCGATTATGGCTCACTGTTATCAACCTTGATCGACCAGCCGCAAAATCCCGCCTTACGTATAAAAATGATGGCCGCTGTTTATGGCGCTGTGATGCGTTGGGAGCCGCGCGTTACGCTGGCAGTGGAGATATCACCGGGGCGGTGTAGGGGGTGGAAATTTTTGGGGATTTATTAACAATAAAATCGCGGGTGTGCTGCCGCTGTTTGGTAAACGTCACTTTGCTGGCTCGGATTATATCCGTATTCCAGACGTGCCGGGCGGGCTGATTGTGCAATGGATGACTGGCCCTGTTTCTGCCAGCGAAAATATCGCTTACCCTGAACTGGCTTTCCCCACCGCCTTTCCTGTTACGTGTCTAATGGCGTTCGCGGCCACTCAGGGGAATGACACAATACAAGCCGATGTGATGTTTCAAACATCGCCACGGTGGAAAACTGGCCGCAGGTTGAATTGCCGGAACTGCCGCAATGGCTTTTGATCGAGGCAATGAATCAGGGGTATTGTATTCCCAACTGGCCGTAACGGTTAGAGGCATAATGGGTGCGTTCAGGTGAATCGCACTCCTCTTTTCTATTTGATTATTTTTAGCGTGGGTTTATTCAGTTTATGTAGTTATACGGATTCAAATATTTCGAAATANTTGTGCCATCCCTCACACAAAACCCATCACATGCCGCGCGCGCCCGTAGGCGGCACACTGGCCGTATGAATATCCTTATTGCTGGCCTTAAACGCCTGTTGGCTAACATTATCCGTATTGGCATCGTCTCAGACGTCGATCTTGCTAACGGATTATGCCGGGTCAAAATGGGCAACCTGGAAACCGATTGGCTTAATTGGTTAACCCTGCGCGCCGGGCGGGTGCGTTTTTGGTCTGCGCCATCGCTGGGTGAGCAAGTCATGGTGATCAGTATCGGCGGTGAGCTCACCACCGGTTTTGTGCTGCCCGCTGTTTTCTCTGATGCCAATCCCGCCCCGTCACAATCCGCCGACGCTATCGTGATCACCTTCCCTGATGGTGCCCGTTTTGAGTACGAGCCAGAAACCAGTCACCTGGCCGTAACCGGAATAGCAACGGCGGTGATTGAGGCTGGCGAATCTATCCATGCTACCGCCCCCAACATTACCTGTACCGCCTCGGTCAAAATCACACTGGACACACCCGAAGTGGAATGCACCAACAACCTGACGACAGACACCTTAAATGTGAAAAGCGGCGGCCAGATGAGCGGCGACATCAGGCATTCCGGCGGTCAGTTTTCATCTAATGGCGTGATCGTTGATAACCACAGCCACGGCGGTGTTGAGCGCGGTGGCGCTGATACGACAGGGACAAAATGACAACCTATAAATATAGCGGCATGAACCGTAACAGCGGCTTGCAGATCGACGATATTGATCATATTCGCCAGTCAATCAGTGACATTCTGGCCACACCACAAGGCACGCGGGTGATGCGCCGCGATTATGGCTCACTGTTATCAACCTTGATCGACCAGCCGCAAAATCCCGCCTTACGTATAAAAATGATGGCCGCTGTTTATGGCGCTGTGATGCGTTGGGAGCCGCGCGTTACGCTGAATGCCATCAGTATTACCACGCTGAGCAACGGCAAGATGATTGTTGATTTAACCGGTAGCCGCACCGACAGCGACAGCCGGTTGAGTTTGGCCGTGCCACTAGGAGGTTAATAATGCCGACCATCGACTTAAGTCAGTTACCGGCACCGCGGGTGATTGAATCACTGGATTTTGAAAGCCTGCTTGCATTGCGTAAAGAAGATTTTATTGCCTTATATCCGTCCGAGCAGCAAGCCGCAGTGAGATTAACGCTGTCATTTGAATCTGAACCCATCGTGAAGTTATTGCAAGAAACCGCTTACCGCGAGTTGCTGTTGCGCCAGCGAGTGAATGAAGGGGCACAAGCGGTGATGGTGGCCTACGCAAATGGCAGTGATTTGGACCACCTCGGCGCAAACAATGGCATTGAGCGACTGACCATCACCTCGGCCAATCCAGACGCCATCCCGCCCACTGCCGCCGCGATGGAGTCTGACGACGATTTCCGGGTACGCATCCCGCAAGCCTTTGAGGGCTTGAGCGTCGCCGGGCCAACCGGTGCGTATGAGTATCATGCCCGCAGTGCCGATGGCCGGATTGCTGACGCCTCCGCGATTAGCCCATCCCCCGCTTGCGTTACCGTCACCGTGCTTTCACGTGAGGGAAATGGTACCGCGACACAGTATTTATTGGATAAGGTTTTCTCGGCACTAAACGATGAGAACGTGCGCCCGGTAGCTGACCGCTTAACCGTCAATTCTGCCACCATCGTGGAGTATCAGATTGACGCCACGCTCTATTTTTATCCGGGGCCGGAAGCTGAGCCAATCCGCGCCGCAGCCGAAGCCCGATTACAAAGCTATATCAGCACCCAGCGCCGCTTAGGGCGTGATATTCGTCTGTCAGCTATTTATGCCGCGCTGCATGTTGAAGGTGTGCAGCGGGTAGAGCTGATCGCGCCGCTGATTGATGTGGTATTAGACAAAACGCAAGCCGCTCACTGCATTGGTTATACCTTGACGGCGGGCGGCTCCGATGAATAAACGCTTATTACCGGTTGGCTCTACCCCACTGGAGATCGCCGCCGCACAAGCCTGTGCGCGCATGGCTGACATTGACGTACCGCTGCGCAAATTGTGGAATGCCGACACCTGTCCGTTGGAATTGCTGCCTTATCTGGCCTGGGCGTGGTCAGTGGATCGCTGGGATGAGCTTTGGCCGGAAGCGACCAAGCGCGCGGTGGTTAACGCCTCTTACGTCGTCCATAAACACAAAGGCACCATTGGTGCTATTCGTCGCGTGGTGGAGCCGCTCGGCTATCTCATCAAGGTGATCGAGTGGTGGAAGACTAACGAAACGCCCGGCACTTTTCGCCTGGACGTTGGCGTATTGGAAACCGGCATTACCGATGAAATGTATTTTGAGCTTGAGCGGCTGATAGACGACGCCAAACCATGTAGCCGTCACCTGGTCGGCCTGTCTATTAATCTGGATGTCAATGGCGCGATCCCTGTGAGTGTCGCCAGCTATGACGGTGACGAATTAACTGTTTACCCCTATTTACCCGAAGTGATTACCGTGACCGGCCAATGCTATACCGCCGGTGTTGTGCATTTGATTGATGAAATGAGAGTGAGCCTATGACCGCTAAATTTTATGCCTTAATGACCAATTTGGGGGCAGCCAAACTGGCGAATGCAACAGCCCTCGGTACCCAGTTACAGATTACACACATGGCGGTTGGGGATGGCGGCGGTGTGCTCCCCACGCCGAACCCGGCACAGACTCAGCTTATTGGCGAAAAGCGCCATGCGGCCCTGAATTCGTTAAGTATTGATGAGGTCAACAGCAGTCAAATTATCGCAGAACAGGTTATTCCTGAAACGGACGGCGGTTGGTGGATACGTGAAATTGGCCTGTTTGATAAAGACGGTATTCTTATCGCCATTGCCAACTGCCCGGAGACCTACAAGCCGCAGTTGCAGGAGGGCAGTGGTCGCACACAGACGGTGCGCATGGTACTGATTGTCAGTAGCACCGAGGCAGTCACGTTAAAAATTGATCCGTCTGTAGTGCTGGCAACGCGGAAATATGCAGACGACAAAGCAATTGAGGTTAGGCAGTATGCCGATAAGTTGCTGTCTGACCACGTCGCTGCGACAGATCCTCACGACCAATATTTACGTGCCGCCGACAATCTTGCGGGCGTGAACGATAAGTCTCAAGGTCGAAAAAATATGGGGTTGGGCAAACTTGCACAACTGGACGAACTGGCATTCTCTGATGTGGGTGCCGCGTCAGCCAATGATGTCGTATCACGTACACGGGGAGGCACATTTGATAAATCATTGCACGTTCGTGACACATTGAGCGCAGGTAATATCAAATCAGAAACTAATATTGACGCGTCCGGGATTATTACTTCTCGTAATAAAATTGAATGTCGTTCGCCGGGTTCTGATGCCTATTCCGCCGGGTTCCGCTGTTATATTCGTGACTCGGTCACATCAATCACTACAGATTATGTCAATACGCATCCCGAAGGTGGGGAGCAGTGGATGTTCGCGACAAATTACAACTTTGTTACTGGGGGTGTTGATTTCACTACCCGAGGTCATTTTATTTCTAATGGGATAGTGCGTGCGGGAGGGCTTGACGGTGGGTTTATGGATGGCAGTGGAAATATCACCGGGGCGGTGTGGGGGGAAGGGGGTGGGAACCTTTGGGGATTTATTAACAATAAAATCGCGGGTGTGCTGGCACAGTTTGGTAAACGTCACTTTTCTGGTTCGGATTATATCCGTATTCCAGACGTGCCGGGCGGGCTGATTGTGCAATGGATGACTGGCCCTGTTTCTGCCAGCGAAAATATCGCTTACCCTGAACTGGCTTTCCCCACCGCCTTTCCTGTTGCGTGTCTAATGGCATTCACGGCCACTCAGGGGAATGACACAATACAAGCCGATGTGATGTTTCAAACATCGCGTTGGAATAACAGCACGGTAAAGGTGTTCCCGCAATGGTTTGGCACTGCACAGCAAAACCTGTGCTATCCACTTATTTTCGCCATTGGCTATTAAGGATAAAAAACATGATCTATTTTTCTGCTACAACGGGCGGTTTTTATCCGCAGGAATGGAAAGAAGAATATCTGGCAACAGGTAGCTGGCCTGATGATGCACTATTGCTCACGAAAAAAGAACAAACGAAATATTGGAAACACGTTCCAGCCAAGGGGAAAATGTTAGGGGTTATGAAAGGCCGTCCGGTCTGGCTGGATATTCCGCCGTTACCTGCGCCTCACGGCGATACCCTCGCCGCACTTGCCCGCCGTCATCGCGATGCTTTTATCAAAACCACGGATTCAATTACTGTAATTGATTATTCAATTGATGATAGCCCGCTAACTGATACTCAACGTGCCGAGTTAACCGCTACCCGCGCCGCCTACCGCGCATGGCCCACGGTGGAAAACTGGCCGCGGGTTGAGTTGCCGGAACTGCCGCAATGGCTTTTGATTGAAGCGGTCAATCAGGGCTATATTGTTCCCGACTGGCCGCCAGTCGTATAGGCTTGCCCATCAACCCCGCCAGTCGGGGTTGTTGGTTTCTCTGTTGTGCCACCCCTCACACAATCCTCATCACCTGCCCCGCGCGCAGTAATCCGGCATCATAGCGAATGAACGCTTAACCGGAGAAAACCGCATGTCTGCAACCGATTACCACCACGGTGTGCGCGTCATTGAAATTAGCGAAGGCACTCGCCCGATCCGCACTGTCAGTACGGCGGTAGTCGGGATGGTCTGTACTTCCGATGATGCTGACCCCACTCTGTTCCCACTCAATACCCCGGTATTACTCACCGATGTGCTGGCCGCCAGCGGCAAGGCCGGTGAAACCGGCACATTAGCCCATTCACTGGATGCTATCAGCGACCAAACCAAACCACTGACCGTCGTTGTCCGGGTGGCGCAGGGTGAAACCGAAGCTGAAACCACGTCCAATATTATTGGCGGAATAACACCGGATGGCCGTTATACCGGCATGAAAGCGCTGTTAGCGGCGCAGGGTAAGTTTGACGTCAAGCCCCGTATTTTAGGGGTGCCGGGTCATGACACTCTGGCGGTATCCACTGAGCTACTTTCCATCGCTCAGAGCCTACGTGCCTTTGCCTACATCAGCGCCTACGGTTGCAAAACCAAAGAAGAAGCCATTATCTACCGCGATAATTTCAGTCAGCGCGAAGCGATGGTGATTTGGCCCGATTTCCTCAGTTGGGACACGGTCACTAACGCCGAAACCACCGCTTACGCCACGGCTCGCGCCCTCGGCTTACGTGCCAAGATTGATAATGATGTTGGCTGGCATAAAACGCTGTCTAACGTCGGGGTGAATGGCGTCACCGGTATCAGTGCGGATGTGTTCTGGGATCTGCAAAACAGCGCTACCGATGCCAATTTGCTCAACAGTAAAGACGTCACCACGCTGATCCGCAAAGATGGTTACCGTTTTTGGGGTTCCCGTTCTTGTTCTGACGATCCGTTATTTGCCTTTGAGAACTACACCCGCACCGCACAGGTACTGGCTGACACCCTGGCCGAGGCCCATATGTGGGCTAACGATAAGCCGCTTACCCCGTCACTGGCAAAAGACATTATTGAGGGTATTCGCGCCAAAATGCGCGAGCTGAAATCATTGGGTTATCTGATTGATGGTGACTGCTGGTACGACGACAGCGTAAACGATAAAGACACACTAAAGGCTGGCCGCCTGTTTATTGATTACGACTATACGCCGGTGCCGCCGCTGGAAGATTTAACCCTGCGTCAACGCATTACTGATCGTTATCTGGCTAATTTCGCCGCCGCCGTTAACAGCTAAGGAGCGTAACTATGGCATTACCACGCAAGCTTAAGTTCCTCAATGTGTTCAATGACGGGAACAGCTATCAGGGGGTGGTTGAATCCATCACCTTGCCAAAATTAAACCGCAAATTTGAAGACTTTCGCGGGGGCGGGATGAATGGCAGCGCCAAGGTCGATTTGGGGCTGGCTGATGGGGCGCTGGACGTTGACTGGACGCTGGGCGGTATTGAGTCCGAGATCTACAAGCAATGGGGCGTGACCAAAGTCGATGGTGTGTTACTGCGTTTTGCTGGCTCCTATCAGCGCGACGATACCGGCGAAACCCACGCGGTAGAAATTGTCCTCCGTGGTCGTCATGAGGAGATCGACGGCGGTGACAGCAAACAAGGCGATAACAGCACCACAAAAATCTCCACAAAATGTACTTACTACAAATTGACATGGGATGGCGAAGTGCTGATCGAGATCGACATTGTGAACATGGTCGAAATGGTCAACGGCGTCGATATGCTGGAAGCCCACCGCCGCAACATCGGCCTGTAATATCACGGTGCGGATAACTCCGCGCCTTTACCCCTTATTTATTGGTAACCATTATGAGCAAGATAACCACTGTAGATGCATTACCGTCCGTGCCTGTCGAGACTTCTGCTGATGCCTTTAACGTAGTCACATTAGATGCGCCGATCATGCGAGGTAATACAACAATCACGCAGATCACGGTCAATAAACCCAATACCGGCGCATTGCGCGGTGCCAAATTGCAGGCACTGCTTGATACCGATGTTGATGCGTTGATCCGTGTGCTGCCCCGCGTCACCACCCCTAGCCTGACCGTGCCAGAAATCAACAATTTGGAACCAGCCGATATTTACGCGTTATCGCAGGCACTGGCGCTTTTTTTCTTGCCGAACTCGGTGCGGTCAGATTTCCTGACAGCTTAACCGTTGACGATTTGATAGCGGATATTGCGATAACCTTTCACTGGCCGCCCTCCGCTACCGAAGAGATGTCCTTAGGTGAACTTTTAGAGTGGCGACATAAAGCCATTATCCGCAACGGGGGCAGTGATGAGTGATAAGAACCTCCGTTTGCGGGTTTCCTTAAGTGCCATAGATAAAATCACCCGGCCATTTAAATCTATGTTGGCCAGCAATAAAACGCTGGCTGCATCCATCAAAACGACGAAAGACCAGCTTAAGCAACTCAATGGCCAGGCGGCCAAAATTGAGGGTTTTCGTCAGAATAAAGCCGCTGTTGATCGTGCCGCACAGGCGTTGACTGCCGCCCGCGATAAAGCGCGTCAACTCGCCACTGAATTAAAAAACAGCGCAGCGCCTACAGCTAAGCAGGCGAGAGAGTTTAAGCGTGCCAGTGAAGAGGCCGCAAAACTCAAGCAAAAGTACAATGACTTACGTACCGCACTCCACACCCAGCGTGCCGCCTTACAAAGCAGCGGCGTTGCCACTAATCGACTGGGACAAGCACAGCGAACCCTTAAAGCCAGCATCACCAGCACCACCGCCGCGCTGGCCGCACAACAACGCCGGTTAGCGCAACAAGCCCAACAACAGCAACGCCTGAATGCCGCCCGCAATCGCTTTGATGCCAGCAATCAGCGCAAAGCGGTAGCCGCCGGATTAGGGTATACCTCGTTTGCTACCGGCCGCGCCATGGGCCGGGGGATAACCAAAACGTTGGGTGTGGGTTATGAATTTGACGCGATGATGAGCAAAACCCAGGCCGTTACCCGCATTCCGGATAAAAACGCGGAGGATATGCAGGCGATGCGTCACCAGGCCCGTACCCTGCCACTCTCATCCAAGTTTACCGATCTGGAAGTGGCTGAAGGCCAATACTTTCTTGGCCGCACTGGCTATAGCCCGAAACAGGTTATGGGGGCAATGCCCGGTATGCTTAACCTCGCCGCTGCCGGAGGGATTGATCTTGCTACTGCTGCCGATATTGCTTCCAATATTCAAACCGCCATGGGTATTCCAGCGGAGAAAATGGATCACGTTGCCGATGTGCTAACAGCCCTCTTCACCCGGAATAACGTCGATATCCCGATGCTGGGTGAATCGCTTAAGTACTCTGCCGGTGTGGGTCGCGAATACGGCCAGAGTCTGGAAACCGTGGCGGCGGCCACAGCTATGCTGGGTAGCGCGGGTATTCAAGGCAGTCAGGCCGGTACCACTATGCGCAGTATCTTGAGCCGTATTGGTGGCTCTAAAACCGTGAAAGATTTGGGCGTCAAAACTGCCGATAAAGACGGCAATATGCGTGATCTGGTTGATATTCTTAAAGATATCAACGAGAAAACCGCAAAAATGGGTAATGTTGAGCGCGGTGCAATCTATAAAAGCATTGCCGGACAATATGCCGTTACCGGATTTGGCGTGTTAATGAATGCTGCCGAGGATGGATCGTTGGAGCAGATGCGAGGCCAGCCCGGCCAGTATGATGGTGAATCAAACCTCGTAGCTTCAACCATGCTCGACAACCTAAAAGGCGATATGACCATTCTCCATGCCGCCATGGAGAATATCAGTGTTGAGTTATTTGAGAAGAATAACGACTGGCTACGTTCGGCGGCAAAAGGCATCAGTGAATTTATGCACGGCGTGGCTGAATTCCTTAAGGCTCATCCCGGCGTGAGTACTGCGATTGTAAAAGTGGGTACCGTTGTCGCCATTGCAACCGCCGCATTCGGGGCGCTGGCGATTGCTGCCGTGGGTATTTTAGGCCCCTTCGCCCTGCTCCGTTTTACTACCTCAGTGCTGGGGATCCGCTTATTGCCGCGCTTGTCGTTGAGTCTGTTTCGACTGGCAAGTATCACGCCCATTACAGGTGCGCAAATTGGCAACTTTAGCCGCTCACTGCTCGTGATGTCTCAACAGGGCGGCCGCTCAGCCATCGCCAGTTTAAAAGGGTTGGGTCAAGGTCTGGTGAACGTGGCCCGCTCGCCAGTGAAATCGGCCGTCAGTGGCTTTACGTTACTCGGTAATGGTATTAGCTGGCTGGCTAAATCCCCGCTTAGGTTCCTGCGTTTCGCGCTCGGTGGCCTGGGTAGCATGTTGGGTATCCTGATCAGCCCGATTGGGTTAATTGCCGCGGCAATCGTGGGTGCTGGCTTATTGATTTACAAGTACTGGCAACCGATTAAAGCGTTCCTTGGGGGTGTGGTAGAGGGCTTTATGCAGGCCGCCGCACCGATTAAAGAGGCGCTTAAACCGCTGGGGCCGGTGTTTGACTGGATTGGTGATGCAGTCAAAAACGTGTGGAACTGGTTTAAAAAGTTACTGGAACCGGTGCAATCAACCACGGCCGATTTAAACCGCGCCGCTAATGCCGGTAAGGCCTTTGGTCAGTTTTTGGCTGACGGCATTGGACTGGCCATGATACCGATAAATGCGTTGATCTCATCCATTAAATGGGTACTTGAAAAACTGGATGAAGTAAAGCAACGCTCTGACAAAACCCAGGCACTGGCGCAGGCAAACCCAGCCACTGCCGCGGGCCCGGGTAACTACGGCGTGGCGTGGAAGCCAGCGCAAACAAAAAGCACCTATATCGAAAGTAAATATACCGGGGCATATGATAACGGCGGCACCATCCCGCTGGGGAAATTTGGTGTGGTAGGTGAATATGGCCCGGAAATCATCAACGGCCCGGCGCAGGTCACCAGCCGCCGCAACACCGCCGCTATGGCGGTTGCGGCTTCCATGCTATTCAGTGGCTACCCGGCCAGCGCCGCGCCGCTCCATCCTTACAGTTTACCGGCGGCACAGTACCGCAGTAGCAACGGTCAGACAAATAATCATCAGCAAAATCAAACCAGCCATGCTGCGCCAGTTATCAATATTTACCCGACGCCGCAGCAGGATGCGCAGGATATTGCCCGCGAGGTGGCCCGCCAACTGGCCGCCCACAACAGCAGGGAACAGAGCAAATCAAACCGCAGTTATCAAGACCATGACGACTAAGGAGCAATAACATGATGATGGCACTGGGGATGTTTGTCTTTATGCGGCAAACCACCCCTTATCAAGATTTTCAACATCAGATGGCGTGGCGGCATCCGTCAAATGCCCGTTTTGGTCTCCGCTCATCCAGTCAATTTTTAGGACCAGATGAAGAATCAATTACCTTATCCGGTGTGTTGTATCCAGAGCTGACCGGCGGCAAGCTTTCATTAATGGCCTTGCAACTGATGGCAGAAACCGGCAAGGCCTGGTCACTGATTGAAGGGAACGGCGCGATCCATGGCATGTTTGTCATTGAGAGCCTGGAACGCACTAAAAGTATTTTTTTCAGTGATGGGTCAGCCCGTAAAATTGAATTTACGCTTAGCTTAAAACGTACCGATGAATCACTAAAAGAGATGTTTGGGGAGCTGTCTCAGCAATTTGACGATATCGCCAGCAGCGTATCGAACACCGCCGCCGGATTATTATCATGATAAGCATTGATACCGGGCATAACGAACCCGATTATTCTATTTCCGTGGATGGCATAGATAAAACGGGTGGCATTAAAAAGCGCCTAATGTCATTGACGTTAACTGATAACCGGGGCTTTGAAGCCGATCAATTAGATATTGAGTTTGATGACGCGGACGGTAAAGTGGAGTTACCGCGCCGTGGCGCTAAAATAGCGGTATCACTCGGCTGGAAAGGCGCGGCGCTGATCGATAAAGGTACATTTACCGTAGATGAAATAGAACACAGTGGCGCGCCGGATAAGCTGACTGTTCGCGCTCGCAGTGCGGATTTTCGTGAAACGCTCAATATTCGCCGGGATCAGTCTTACCATAAGACCACTATTGGCGGGATAATTAAAACCGTTGCCGAGCGGAATAAACTCGCCCCAACATTAAATAAAACCATGTCTGATTTGACCATTGACCATATAGACCAAACCAACGAATCAGACGGTAATTTTATTACCCGACTGGCGAAACAATACGGTGCTATTGCCGCTGTGAAAAATGGCAATCTGTTATTTATCCGTCAGGGCCAGTCGAAAACCGCCAGCGGTAAACCGATCCCGGCCATGACTATTATTCGCAGTCTGGGCGACGGCCATCAGTTTAGTATGGCTGACCGGGGCGCTTATACCGGCGTTGTCGCCAACTGGCTGAATACTCGCACCACCGAAAAGCCAGTGGTTAAGGTCAAGCGAAAACGCAAACGTAAGGCGACCACTGCCGCCAAGCCCAAAGAGCCCGAAGAGAAACAGGGCGAATATCTGATCGGTACTGATGAGAATGTGCTGATCTTACGCACCACTTACGCCAGTAAAAACAATGCACAGCGGGCGGCAAAATCAAACTGGGAACGGCTGCAACGGGGCGCGGCGAAATTCTCTATTCAACTGGCGAAAGGGCGTGCGGATCTCTATCCCGAGGTGCCGGTTAAAGTTACTGGATTCAAAAAACAGATTGATGAAGCAGATTGGACGCTGGTCACGGTGACCCATTCCGTGAGTGACAGCGGTTTTACTACCGCGCTGGAATTAGAGGTGAAAATAGATGATTTGGATATGGAATGA